TCAATCTGTTTTTTTACATTCTTCTAATTCTTTTCTTTCTTCGGGGGTAAATGGTTTTAAATCACCTGAAAGTTTCTGTATCTTTCCATAAATAGCTGCTTCTATAATGCTCATTTATTATTCCTCCACTTCAGGCAATCCAGCTATACTTGTAAGTACAGACAAAACATCAGCCAATAAACTTGCTGATGCTACTGCAAGCCAATTTACATCTTGCATAACTGCTGCTACGCCAATCGTAGCCACCGCTGTTTGAGCCATTGTCTTTATTGCTCTGATACCTGCAGCCTTAATCCAAACATTTGTTTTATTTTTCATATTATTACTTCCTTTCGCTTTCTAAATCGGCAATTCTATGATTAATAATTTTAAGTTGTTCTTCTTGCACACTTGCTTTTTCTTCGAGGTGATACATTCGCTCAACTAAATTATTATGTTTATCTACTTTCTTTTCTAATTCACTTATACGATAGGTTGTTAATTTATTACCTGCTAAAATACCGCCAAAAGTACCGATAAGTGCCAATCCACCAGAAATAAGTGCAGAAATCACGCTTGAATCCGTATCCATCACTCCTTGATTTTAATCAATGTATTGCTATCAATAGCGAAGTAGGATTGGTTCCTGAACTTTTTATAGTTCCAGTTTTTATCATACCTGCGTCAATACTTCCGGAGGAAATTTGACCAGCGTCAAGAGTGCCTGTCTTAATGGCATTTCCATTTAATGTACCAGCAATAATAGTATTACCATTTAATGTATTTGCTTTTATAGTATCTCCATCAAGAGTACCTGTTTTAATAGCTTCGCCACTCAGCGTGTCTGCTTTTATAGTATTACCATTTAAAGTGCCTGACTTAATGAGATTTGCGTTTGAAGTTCCTGCATTTATCCAATCGGCAACTATACCCTCTGTTGCAAGGATTTTTAAAACGGCATTTCCGTTTTTACCAACTCCTGCTATATATGTCTTTCCACCGTCAGATGATATAAAAATACCGTCAACAGTCTTTTTCCATATTGTTTTGCTATCGGATAAATTTTCTTTATCGTGCATATAACAGATAATTGAGCCATCGTCTTGAGTTTCTATTGTTTCATAATACCCCATAGCATTTGTTGCAAGCTGATTCATCTGCTGCACTCTGATGTCATACTCGGATATTTGCATTTCCGCTTGCTTCTTAGCCATAGCGATTATTGTAGCCGACTGACTTCCTCCGGCACGATTCTTTTCGTTGAATGTTTCTGCGTCACAAGCTATCTGCATTTTATTGTCAATGTTAAAAGTAACATTTGTAATATATGTCTTGTAAGCATTTCCGCTGTAATCATATATCGCCCAGTCATATATCCACCCGACATTATGTCTGGATATGTAAGCATTACAACTGCACCCTTGTTTTTGCAAAAATTTGCAAGCTTAGAAGCCTCTACCCACGAAAGCATGGTCCAAGTAAAGTTTAATGTGCGTTTCTGTGCGATAATGTCCTTTGACATCGAACCGTCACGAGTAGAGCGACCACTCTCATCGCTTGATAAGTCAGATAGCTGCCAAGTACAACCTGTCGGAGAACTCATTTCAATACCGTTTATTTTAAACATTCAAAGCACCTCCATAACGCCTATTTTTTCTCTTACGAACCTTAACAATTTTTCTTTCTATAAGCTCGCTATCAAGATATGTATTGTTTACATACTGCGTTTCTTCACTGTTGAGCAAATCATATATTTTCTGCAACATTCTAATAACCCTTTCATCACAAACAGTTGTTTGTTGAGTTTCTGCTATCATACCTTTCAACTTAGATAACGGCGAAATAACCTCCGGGTCGCTTGAAGCGTTGGGGTTATCACCGACCATAGCTAAAGTCGGAGCAGTCGCCAAGCCACCTTTGGCGAGCTTAGGTATTAGGGGTGGTTCTGCTGGCATTGAAAAGCTCCAATCCTGACCAAAGAGGCTACCTAATGCACCTGAAATGCCGCCTATCGAATCAACAATGCCTTTAACGGCGTAATATATACCAGACCATAGCATATTTATTCCGTCAATAATGAGATTAATTATGAATTTGATTATCGACCAAATACCATCCCAAATGCCCTTAAAGAAATCAGAAATACCTTTCCAAGCCTTTTCCCAATCTCCTGTAAATACGCCCGATATAAAGTCTATCAATCCACCTAATGCGTCTAATATTCCACCTATAACACCGCCTATAACACTAAAGCAATCTTTGCAGACCTCTCCTATTACATTAAATACTGTTTTAAAAACAGGGCCTAAAACTTTAACAATCCAATCACACAAAGGTTTTAAAAGTTTCTCCCATAGTGGATAAATAATTTCATTCCAAAGCTTTGTAATTACAGCGATTAGTTTATCGAAAATAGGCTTAAGGCAGTCACTCCACAAAGAATTTGCAAAAGCATAAATACTCGTTCCTACGCCTTGCAAGCGTGACTGAACTATACCGCTTGAATCTGCAACTCTTTTCATAGCTGCTTCGGCATTGCCTTGTAAATTACCGAAAGTTTGCGAAAGCTGAGAGTTTGCAGCATTAACACTTGCCGCTGATTCAACGCAATCTTTACCGAACTTTATTACTGCCGCCGCACTGAAAGCTGCCGCAGCTGCACCTGCTATCTTCTTAAAAGCTCCACTAAAAGAGCTTTTCATTGATTTAGCCGCATTATCAGCAGTCTTGTTTAAGTTTTTTAACGACTTTCTGAATTTAGACGAATCAAGATTCAGCTCAAGAGCTATCTGACCTACTATATCACTCAATATAATTCCTCCTTTCGCCTAAAAATTCGCATAATAAAAGCGTACACCATTTCTGATGTACGCTTTATTTTTTTGCGTGTGAATTTTAAAAATTCCATATACTTACTTTTTTACAGGCAAGCCGTTCCCGTCTTTGAATGTACCACTTAAAACTTTAATTATGTCATAAATATAGCCAAAGAAAAAGCCTCCGCAAGTGAGTAGCCAAACAATACCTGAACCGACTTTTCCGACATAAAAGCGATGTATGCCAAAAAAGCCAAGTGCAATAGCAAGTATTAAAGTTAGCTTTTTACTTTTTGGACTGCAAGCAACGTTTCTGACAGCATAACCAACATTATTTCGATTTGATACAGCATTTTCACCGCTTATAATATTCTGAACAATAATAGTTGGTTGACCTCCGCTGTTGTTTTGTGTTGGATACTCAAGCTCAGTTCTGCAATAAGGGCAAAGACGATATTCACTTCCAACTTCTGCACCACAATGTTTACATTGCATTTCACACAACCTCCTGAGAATTTTGTAATTATTTGTCAAAATATTACCATAAGTCACAAAATTTTTCAAGAGTTTTGTCAAACATTTTATTTAGCCGCTGATATAAACATCTGTATACTCCGACAAAAACGAGGAAACTATTAAATCAAAGTCCTCTATTATGTCGTAGCAAGGGTCGCTGTTTCCCCCGGCTCTTCACCACCTGCGACAAGCTCAACCGCTGATTGTACAAGAGTTGTGAAGTCCTCAAAATTAAGCTTTAACTTCTTGAGCTTCTGCATTTCTGCTTCATCAAAGAGAATATTGCACATATCGCTTATAGTTTCAGGTGTGACATTGCCGTTCAATTTTGGCAGGATTTCAAGAAGTGCTACTGCCTCATCATTTACTGTCAAAACTGTATCCTTGATTTTAATTTGTGGTTTCTGCTCAAAATTGAGCTTACCTGAGTAGTAATAATCAGCAATATTAAACCCTTTAAGCCAATTCCGTATATCAGCTAAATAAATCATCTCATCAACCTTCTCATAATTATTGCAAAAGCTTTATTACAGAAATCTTCATGCTTTCCGCCTTTTTGCCAATCCTCGAACCAGTGAGCCTTTGCGTTTGGATTCTCATCTTTTTTGAAATTGTATTCAGGGTGATAGTAAAGGCGGCGAGCATAAGGTGTTGAAGACACAATAGAAACTTTGCCTTGATTACTTTTTGATGTATCAACAAAAGTGCTTTCGTTCTGCAGTGCTCCTGTGTTTCTTGGAATAACCTGTGCTTGAACTACCTCCGTATGGAGTGCTTCTGCCGTCTGCTCAAGAGCTGCCTGTGCTTTTGCTGTAATAGCTTTTATTGCTGTTTGATTTATCTTAATTTTTGATGTGACTTTCATATGAAGTTCCTTTTTAACATAAGAAAAGCACCTTGATTTCTCAAAGTGCTTAATCTTAAAATAAATCGCTATGTGTGCCTGTTCTGCAAAGATAAAGTATAAGCTCGTCACCGTCATACTCATAAATAAGCAGCCAATCTGGTTCTAAGTGGCATTCATGTTTTCCTTTATAATCTCCTATAAGAATATGGTCGCTATACTTTATGGGCAATGTTTCACCATTTGCAAGCATATTAACAACACTTTTCAAAACATCTATATTCTTATGCTGTTTCTGTGCTTTCTTATAGTCTTTCTTGAATTGGCTCGTGAATTTAACTATATATTTCATTTATCCAAATCCTCAAATAATTCATCAATATCAGTATATCCTTTATATAATTCTGGGTGTTTTTTCATCTTCTCAACTTCAGCAAATGCAGCCTCTGTTTCAGAATTATATTTGCGAATTACAAAAGGTATACCATTAAATTCTATTGCCTGTTGGATAAAAAGGTTTATTGCGGTACTCATATCCATTCCAAGTGAAGAAAACAATTCTTGAGCTTTTGCTTTTTTCTCTGCATCGATTCTAATATTTATATTTGACATAGCCATAATATCATCCTCCTTGATATTATATTATCACATTGTTAATACATTGTCAATACAGATAATATAATTATATCAAGTCCAATCTCGTATAATTGATTGTGCCGTCAGGATTTCGAGCTTTTTCACCCTGATAGATTTTCCGCTTAACTCCATTCACAATAACCTCGCCGTTTGAAAGCGTCGATAATTCAGGAGCAATATCACCGATAAAATAAGCCTGTGCAGATAACTGCACAAGCTGTTTATCGGCTGTAAGAACGGTTTTAGCCTTGTCTTGATAATTGCATAAAGCATTGATTTCAAGAGCCTTTAGCGGTTCTCCGTCCTCACTTAAACCCTCTTGATATACTGTAATCGTAATCGGTGTAGTACATACAGATTTAAGCACCAAGCAAGGATATTTCATCTCAGCACCTCACAGCACAAGCCTGTTGACATCAGCCTGCTATAAGTAATCTGACGAACTATACAGCCATTTTTTACGCAAACACCTGTGTTATAGTCAAACTGCATTGATACGCCGTTTATACCGTATGATTTAAGCACTGTATCAAGCATATCTGCATATTCATCATAGAACTGCACAATCTCACAACAGCACTCTGTTATGGTTTCTTTTTGATAATCGGTTAAATTATCAAAGCCAGCTCCAATAATGCGGTTATAGGTCAAAGTATCAATTATTCTGCTTGCTTTACGGACAAGATTATCAAAGCTTTCAGGCACTACCGTATAATACTTTAGATAATTTGCTTCCGTTGCATAATTCTGCATAAATCATCACTCCACATAAGAACAGTAGATACCTGCAAGCTTGTTTTCATAGCAATGTGCATAAAGGTTATTGTTGCGGTACTTAAATACATGGCTGTCGCCCTGCTGGTCCTGGTCTGGGGAGAAATACTTGATGTACTGGTCAATAGCACAAACGGCAGCGGACTTTTCAACGCAGAGGAAGTTTACATTTTTACCCACACCAATAAGCTCATAATATGTATTCAAAGAGGATTTTGCAGGAGAGGAAACCTCAGAATAAACGCCGCCACTTTCAGTGTAATACTTCTTGTTCTTCACAACATCAGTGTCTTTAGTCTTTACATACTGACCTTCGGATTTCTTAAAGCCGTAATTTGTAGTACCGTCATTAAGAGTTATTGCAGTATACATTCTTGTCTGAGGTACTTCGATTATGCTCGAAAACTTAGAAAGAACTGCCCTTGACTGAGTTGTATCAAGGTCATCAATGCTTGCTCTAAGTGTCGGTGTGATGAAGAGTATACGGCTTTCTGTTGGTACTTCTAATTCGTCCATTGTGTTTGAGCAAGCACGCAAAGCACTAATAACTTCCGAACCATTAGAAAGCTTTTCAGCCTTTGTTGTAATACCCTCTGTGCTGCAAATCTTTGCAATTCGTGCGGCATCTGTTTCAGGTACAACCTTAGTACGAATAAATTCGCCTGAAAGCTTTGCAAATGGAGTTTCGAGAGCCTCGTCATTATCAAGTCGGTCAATTCTCAAATCCTGAGAACGCTCCTTGTCATACTTAATGGTTTCCCACACAAAAGATGTAGAGCCTTTTGTATAGCCATCGTTGCGGCTGAAATCGCCAAGTCCGTCCATATCAAGCTTAGCAATCTTTATTTCGCCATTACTGCCCTTTTTTACTGTTACCTCGTCACCCTCAAGGATTGAAGTTTTACTTGCTTCCTTATAAACCTCGTCAAGTAGTGGGAGATATTTTGTTGCTAATTCAATATTATTCATAAAATTTCCTGCCTTTCTTAATTTTTAAGTCCGAATGCTTTTCTAAGCATAGCGTTCTGTTTTTCTTTGTCTTCGCTGTTATCGCCGTCAGCACCGATTTTTTGAAAACCGCCCTTTGATGTTTCGCCTTTAAGCTGAGGAACATCTTCAAGGACCTTGCTTACAGCTGATTTCAGCTTTTCGTCATCAATTTTACCGCTTTCATCAGTAACGCCCGAAAAATCAGCCAATTTTAAAATATACGGTACCGTATCGGCTGAAATACCAAGCTTGAAAGCAGTAAGCGTTGCTTGCTGATTAAGTCTTGCGGTCAGCTCTGACTGCTTGTACTGCTCGATTTGAGCCTGCATAGCACTAACATCGGGCTTATTCTTTTCCCTGTTCGTTTTATAGGTATTTATTGCCTGTGTTATCTCCTCCTCGGTCATTCCCTGCTGTGCAAAGTATGACTTCAAGGCGGCATTGCTTGCTCTCTGTTCTCTCGCCTGTACCATACTATCAAGCTGTTCCTGTGTATAAGTTGCCTGTGTTCCGCCTTTGGCAGCGTTGCCCTCTCCGCCCTTATTATTCTGCTGAGCGTTAGCAGTCTGTTGTGTTTCCTGCTGTTCTGACATAATATTCTCCTCCGTTTTATGCCCGTCGGCTTATTCCTCAGCTTTTAACGCCGTCAGAGTTTTGGGCATTAAAAAAGCACCTTGATTTCTCAAAGTGCTTAGTTTCTTTTTATGAATCGTTCTTCGATAAATCTGCGTACTTTCTCTTGCTTATCCTCAGACAGTTCCTCGAATGACTTATCCAAATTCGCAGTCGTCGTGTATTTTACTTCAAGCTCATCAAGCTTATTTGCAAGTCTTAAAATCTCTCCGCTAAGTTGTATGGTTTCGGAAACATCATATAT